TGTTATTGCCTCACGCTAAGTATTTGTTGGGGTCAATCTGACGCCCTTGTTTGGTAGTGCCGGTACGATCTTCACGTATCCGGTCCATCATTGAATAGAGTTCTTTCGCTCCTGAGTCGGAGTTGCCGTTACCTAAGTGGCTTACTACATCGGCAGGAATTACAAACTCCCCATCACTTAGCGCTGCTGGCTGCATGTTGTTGATTGTAGCAGGAATTTGGTCCGCCATACCATCAGTAGTACCGCCTAAATACATGCCTTGAGGGGCAACACTGGCAAGCCCGCCTTGAGCAAAACCTTGCGCTTTTAGCGCTGCTTGCACGTCTGCTTCAGTAAGACCGGGGTATCTGTCTTGGTATAGTTCTACGGCTTGGGCTACAGAAAGCTTGTCTTGGTTTATTAGGCTACCGACCTCTTCATCTGTCAGTCCGGCCAAATAGTCTAGTGTGCTTTGCTGGTTGATCTTAGCTAGCTCAGCTTCTACATCTTGCGCGGTTAAGTTCGCAAACTGTTCGGGGTCTGTATTTCTGTAGTATGAGGCTATCTCTTCTGGTTGCGCACGACCTGTGTTTAGTAGGTTAGCAATGAGGTCAACTTCAGTAAGCCCTTCGTTCATAGGAGCTAGGCGTTCTACCATTTGCGCCGGAGTTTCATAACCACCACGGAGCAACCCTTCTACAACGTCCATGCCCCCTACGTCAAACTGTTGCGCTACATCCCCAATATTAGCTTTATTAGAAGTAAGTAAGTCTGCAATTACATCCTGCTCTTGCTTAGAAAAACCGTCAGTGGCGTCGATACCGCTAAAGATATTTTCTGTAGTTGCCGCAGGTGTAGTAGCCGCAGGTGTAGTAGTAGTAGTAGCCGCAGGTGTAGTAGCCGCAGGTGTAGTAGGCGCAGGTGTGGTAGTAGGCGCAGGTGTAGTAGTTGCCGCAGGTGTAGTAGGCGCAGGTGTAGTAGGCGCAGGTGTAGTGCGAGCCGCCGGTATAACGCCCGTTACTGTAGTGGGTAAGAGTCCCGCTAGTCCCGCCGCTCTTTGCGCCATAGACGTAGCTCTGTCCGTAGTAGCTCCCGAGCGTACTTGGTAGGCAGGATTCATAGCATTCTGGTAGGCCAACATCATAGCCTGAGCATTTGCTGCGGCTTGAGACCCCGCTATACCGCCTTGGGGTGCATACTGGACATCACTGAAATAGCGCTGACCACCACTTCCTGCACGACGGTTAGGGTCGTAGGTTCCGGGAACAGCACTACGAATTGCTGCCAAGTTGGCTATGTCAAACGCACCGCCTGTACCCGCTGTAGTGTTGTCGTTCATGCCCGAGCCGTCGGTTACTGCCGGATCGAAATAGGGCGGCACTAAGTTTTCCGGTCGAACTTCAAATGTTTCTCCGGAAGTACCAAAGTCAAATTCAGGTATGGCTATACCCAATGCTCCGAGAGCCGCATCTAGTACCTCTTTTGGTCGCTCGGCAGTAGTAACTACTTCGTATATGTCCCCTAACGGCAGCCCTGTAACAGTACTTAGCGCGTTAACTGCGGTATCTACAAACGTATTCTGGTTTTTCTCCCTATCAGTAGGGAGGTCAGCAAAAACTTCTCCTGCTATGTCTCCTGTGGGTAAAGCACCTGTAGTTGGCGTTACTCCAGATACTATAGCTTCATCTTCGGGCCTTTTGGCTGTAGTTGTAATTTGCTCTATATCACCAGCTCCCATAGAACTAACGGGAGTGATTGCCCCTGCACCTAGAGTAGTGCCCGCACCGCTCTGACCGGTAACAGTAATTTGGTTCGCCCCAGTTACAGCGCCAGTAGAAGTAGGGGTTACTCCAGTACTAATACCGCCAGTACTAGTAGTGCCATAGAGGGGACGCGAGCCGGGGAGAACATTTGTACCTTTGTTTATAATTCCGGCGTTTCTTATGTTGTAGTTAGCCATCACTACGTCTGGCGTGAGGCCGGTAGTAAAAGGAGAGCTTTGAAAGGCGTCCATAGCCGCTTGCTGCGAAGCACTGGTAATACCCGAAGTTATACCAAGTTGTTGTGCGGCGGCTGCTCTAGCGGCAGGATCGGTAATCGCATTAACCCCAGCCTGTTGAGTAGTGGAGTCCAGCTTTTGGAATTCTTCTATAGCTTCCGCTTGAGTCATAGGCGTACTACTGCCGCTCCCACTTGGGGTCACACCCTGCATGCCTACTGAAGACTTACCTTTTCCGCCCCCGACCATAGGCGTACCTTGGATACGTAATTGTTCCATCAAATCGCTAAAGGCGTCGCGGTTATAGAAACTAGCCATGTCTTAATCCTTCACTTTAAATGCGTTTATAGCTTTCGCTACGGAACTTGTTATTAGGATACCACCGGGAGTCACTCCACCAGTCCACCCATCTACCCCAAAAATACGCTCTGTTACTAACTCTCTAGTCTTACGGTCCGGTATAGCGTTGAGGCACCCTGCCTGATCTAACTGACTAAGCTCTTTAAACTCGGCTAGCCGCGCTTCTAAGTTCATGTTCCACCTACGGAGGTGTTGGTCGCACTTCGGGGAGTGCGGAAATAAAGTTAACTGTTAGTACAGCAGATGTTACGCCCGGATGTGGGGTTGCCGGAGATACAGCAGGGGGCACGGTTGCCATAGTGACATCTATATCGTCAGACACCCACACCATCTCTATGTACTCACCCGCTGCCAAGTCCAAGTTGAAGTTCCAAATGACCTCATCTATCTCACCGGAACCCGATAGCACAAATTCTCTCGCCGTATAACCTAAGTTAGTGCCATTACGCGAAACCCACAGGTATACATTTTTAGCAGAAGCCGACCCACTGGATAGCTGCCCAATAAACTGAAAGTTGTAAACCCCTGAATACGTTGCAGTTATCTGGCTGTTGCTAGCCCCGTTAATAGAAAACCCGCTTTCTAAATACGTCTGGTTAAACGTAACTACCTGCGGTGTATCTACTACTGCTATGGGCTGGTCCACTGTAGAGAAGTATAGCGCATTAGGCACATCTATAAACCTACCGCCAAGCTCCCCAAATACGTTGTTAACCGCGTTAACTAGCAAATTAAAAAACAGACGCAGGATGTTATTCAGGTCATCCAGATACTGCTTAAGCGGCCCCGCCTTGGGTATAGGAAGCGCAGGCGCTTGGACTTTTTGTACTAGCCGCTCAGCCATTAGCCTCGTTTCCCATCAGGACGCATATCCAAACGTGGTATACCTAGCTTCCAAGCCACACCTAACTCAGTAGACTCGATCTTAAACGCCATCTGCCTACCACGTACCCGCACAAAGACTTGCCCTGTAAACTGCTCAACAGGCACCGTGGCCGAACGAGTTACCGTAGCGCTGCTGTTACCGCCTTCCGATAGGGGGTTGTTGTACCCAGAACCGGAGTTCTCCAGAGGAGATAGAGTCATAGTAGCAGCGGGATTGTCAGCCGTAGAACCCTCAAACGTTACGTCAGGTAACATTCTCTTAACAAACATAAACTTATCGCCGTCGTCCAAGTCAAACTCAGAGGACACTAGCGTAGCTGTAATCGGGTTGGGGGTAACACCTTCTTGGCAGTCATAACCCACTTCGTGGTTGACCAAGTTGTTGCTGTACGTAGCCGCCATCGGGTTTTCTCTCAGGTCAGCGTCGATCCAAGCACTGCGCGATAGAGTGCCGTAGTACCAGATGTCTTGCAGGTAGTTATAGACCACGTAACGGTCGTTCTGGGTAGACTCGGCAGAACAGTAGAACCACCAAATCTCGTCGAACCGCTCGTTAGTACCTGCAATTACTTGAGCATACTGAGAGAAGTTGAAGTCATTAAACACGAAGCTGCGTACAGAGCAGGGTAGGGTCTTAACCGTACCATCGTACATATAGAACTTGTCCGTGCCCATCCAGTAAGCAATGTTGCCGGAGTATACCGCTGCGTTAGTACTAGCTATGGTGATGTTGTCACCGAGTAGCTGCGCGCCCCAAACCTCTGGAGCACCTAAGTACTGCATGCCATACAGGGCGGTGTCAGTCCAGACCAGTATTTCTTGACGTGCTTGTATGGCGGTAATGATCTCACTACCACGGGACAACCGCAGGCTACCTGCTTGGTTAGTGGCCGCAGGCGTCCAGTTAGCTACGTCTTCTTGGTCAGACCAACGGATAAGCATAGGATCAAGCACGCTAGTACCCAGATCGTTCGCACCAAAGCAAAACGCAAACCGGAAGATGTCAGACACGAACGCCTTGTTAACTATGACAGGAACGTCTGACGCCCCGCCAAGAGAGGACACATACACAGCCCGAGTAGTTACTCCATTGCTAGCATCCCAGTAGAATGGTGCTCCGCCACGGTAGGCAAAGAACAAGTCCTCACCGAAGTTAGCCTGACTCCAAAGCCGTATAGGCGCATCAGTAGTACCACCAAAACCCCACGTACCTGCACCCCAAGTACCGCCGGACCAACCAGTAAAAGGTACAGCAATCTCGTTACCTGTGTTGACTTGGTACGCCGCAGTAACAGTGCCGCCACCCGTGGCAGTAGAAGAAGCCGTAGTCTCGGCAGTAATAGTGTAGGCATCTTCGTCAATCAGGCTTATCTGGTACTCGTTATTAAGAGTAAGCCCACCCACTGCTGTAGCACCGCTAAACGTAACAAAGTCGCCTTCAAGCGCACCGTGGGCAAGGTCGTCTACCCGCACAACAGCAGAACCTAAAAAGGTAGTAAAGGGGTCAGTCAGGGTTACCGTGGACCGGATAGGGGTAATGTCGTAGTAAGCTCCACCGCGCTCTATGTAGTACTTGAGGTTAGTACCTACAGAAACAAGATTTTGGCCGCCCAGAGTAATCCAGTTGAGCATAGACCGGCAGACGCCAAGAAAAGTCTGGTTTGACAGACGCACCCACCCACCGATCTTCTGAGGCATACCCCGTCTGAAACGCACTTTGTTGGTCTCGTACCAACCGCCTTCGGCTGCGTAGCGCGTATTCTCGCGGTCAACCCCGGGCTTGAATTGTAGTTTCTGAAGCGGCATTTATTAACCTCATTATAGGTAGCTACCCGTCTCAATCATGTAGCAGAGTTCGGTAGCACGACCCTTAACGTCCCGACTCCATTTGGAATCTAGGAACTCTTTTGCTGCGGTTGTATAGTCGGCAACTTCCATAGCTGCCAATGCGCGCTTGAAACCACGAAGTCTAGTGGCACCAAGGTTAAAACTAATGTCAATCATAGCATCTTTTCGCACATCATCAAGGTCCTTAAACCACGGATATTCCGAAGAAAGTTCCTTAATAACGCGTACTATGTCGTTTTCTAGCAGGTAGTCGACTTCATCGTCTGACAGACCCATACCGGACTTAGAGATATTTCGCCCTACCCCAATGGTTTCGTAGCCAGCAGAACACAGGTAAACGTGGGACCTTACGCCCTCATGGCGCTTGAGCATCTCAAGTAGTTTTTCGGTCATAGCTGCTTCAGCAATAGTATCAGTTGTGCAAAGTCGTACAGATTAGTCAGCACTTTTGATTACGCCGTCAGCGGCGTTTTCCTCTACGTTTTCTTCAGCTACGATGTCATCTATCTTGTCACAAACATCTTCTACTACAACACCTGTAGTCATTGTAAGCGCGCCACGGCCCACTGCTCGGATACCTTTATACATACCAGAACAATAAACTTCTTTGTTTTCAATAACTTGCTCAACCGTAGTGCAGGAAGCCATAAGCAGTGCAACACTAAATATCAACGCCAGTCTTACCATTTTTCTGGTCCTCTAGGAACTTAGTTAAGCGGGCTTTGTACCCGTCCATAAAGTGGTCTGAGACCCTATCTTTAATGCCCCGATCCTTCTTACGAAGGTACTTACTGGGGTTGATATAGTCCACGCCACCGTTTGAGAAGTACAGCATATCTTGGGACTTGCTTGGTCCGTAGCATAGTCGAGGCACGCGGGGTACGGAATCGCTGCCGTTTATAACTGAAATCTGGTTATCTAGCGTCATAGCACGCTTAAAGCCCTTGAAGAACGTATTGGGCTTACCAAAAGTAATCAGGTTTAGGTTGTCGTGTTTGCCTTTTAGTTTTGCAGCGGACAGTTCCGCTAGTGCTCCACCGAGGCTATGCCCACAGATTAGTGTGCGCTTACTGTAGTCTATATGCTCTTCGATTTCGTCCCATACTGAGGCGTGAGCAGCGACAAACCCACCGTGACACAGCCGACCGGCGTACGGTACAGGCACAGGGAACAAGTTAAAAGCCCAGTCACCCACCTGCTGCGTGCCACGGAACACTATAATGTCGACGGTCTTGCGCTTAACAACAAACGCAGTGGTCGAGGTCAAAGCTGACTCTATCTTAATGGCGTCTTTGTTCTTGTCGTTGTAAGCCTTCATAGACCAACTACAGGCCATGTTCAGCAGTACGGGATCGAGTTTCATAAAGAGCCTAGTCTTCTTTGTGGTATTTCAAATCAGTCTGTAAGATCAGAACTTCTTTTTGCAGGCTTATTACTTCTTCTTCGAGCTTTCGTATATCAGGAAAGATATAGTTGTTCTGGTTGCCCCTAAGACCTCGCGTCTCTTGGGCGTTCATGTCTATACGCTCACTGATATTGGCATAGCCCCAAGTAGCAACCGCTACTATAGTTATGATCTGCAAGAGCCAAACTACGCTTATCGTTAGCTCTGATCTGTCGTTTAGCTTTGGGGCTGCCATAACTCATATAACTACGGTTTAGGAGTAAAATCAAAATAAGAGCTGGCCGCAGTACCCGCAAGGATCGCACCGAGAATAAGTGTTGTGAATATCTGCACGAAGGTTTTGCCCGCTGTGCGTTTAACTGACCGCCAAGAGTCAAGCAATGACCGTATCTCATGCACATCGTGCATTGCGCCGTCGTCGTGTAAACCCACGTCACGTAAGGCTTTTTTAGCCCCCGCTTCCGCAGCGCGTTGAATCATTGCTTCTATCTCTAGGTCGTTCATAACGGTACTCCACTACTGCAATTATGCGGCGTCTTCTTCTCGCTCAATGCGCGGATCAACCCAATCAGGGCAAAGTTCCCATGCGTCATTGACGTAGTTGTATTTACAACCGTACCAATCTTCTGGCTCAGTTACGCCTTCGATCAGT